ATTGGCTCTAATCAGTACGAGCGTTTCCTGAATGCATCTACGTTTACAGGTCGTGCTTGGAGTTGGGTTGACCCGCTCAAGGAAATGAACGCGGCTATCCTCGGAATGAAGAATGGCGTGCTGTCTATACAAGACGTTGCTTCGCAATATGGTAAGGATGTCGAAGACCTATTCGCTCAGATACAGCGCGATAAAGCCTTAGCTGAGCAGTTTGGCATACAGTTCGCGCTCGAGCCTTATGGTTCGGAAAAAGCTCAAGTAGACGCGGAAATAATCGGAGATGACGATGGCGATGTATAAAGGCCGGGACATCAATACGACTCCCACGGATGCAATGATAGCGGAGGCAAAGCGTGGTCTCGAATGGCGGAAAGAACACGGTAGAGGCGGTACTGAAGTCGGTGTTGCTCGCGCTCGCGATATCTCTAATGGGCGGGAGCTATCTATTGATACTGTCAAGCGTATGTATTCTTATTTTGCTCGACACGAAGTTGATAAAGCCGGTAAGGGATATAGTCCAGGGGAAGAAGGGTACCCATCCGCTGGACGAATCGCATGGGCACTCTGGGGTGGTAATCCTGGGCAGACCTTCGCCAAGAGAGTTATCCGTTCTGTCGAAGCCGCGGACGAAGACGACCGGGCAGAGATTAGCGGCAGCGTTAAGAAGGCTCTTGCGAATAAAGCCAAAGAGCATAATGAGAAAGTAGGCGACGTAGCCAGCAAGAGGACCAATGCTCGCACTTTAGGCGCAGTTTTTCGTCGCGGTATTGGCGCATATAAGACCAATCCTGGCTCGGTAAGGCCCAGTGTGAAATCGCCCGAGCAATGGGCATACGCCAGAGTTAATTCATTCCTTTACGTTTTAAGAAACGGTAAATTTAGAAGCGGAAAGCATGACACAGATTTGTTACCATCTGGACATCCCATGTCTTCCAAGGGAAGATGCGAGGAAGTCGTGACATTTGCAGACGAGGACATTGAAATGAGCAATGCGATAGTAGAAGACGTTGAGCTTCGACAAGAAGACCGCGAGCAGCGTCACATTCAAAACATAGAAGAGACCGATGAAGCGTATATCATCACGTATGCCAAATCTATGCCAGAGGACCGTGACGGTCACGAAGATGACGAGCGCATTGGTCACGAAGATGACGAGCGCATTGGTCACGAAGATGACGAGCGAGAAGGACATGATGCTGAACGTGAGGTTCCGGCAGAACTTGAACGTCGCTCTATGCACTTAGACGCGAAGCCGGTAGAAGAAGATACTCGCCGTGTACGTATGTCTATTTCATCCGAGGAGCCTGTTGAGCGCTCTTACGGTATGGAAGTGTTAGAACATAGTGAGGAAGCAATCGACATGAGCTTCCTTAATAGCGGTCGCGCCCCGCTGCTACTGGATCATGATCCAGAAAGGCAAGTTGGCGTCGTAGAATCGGCAGAACTTGATGGCTCGGCACGTAGACTACGTGCGACGGTTCGCTTTGGAAAAGGCGCACTTGCTAGAGAGGCTTTTGACGATGTAGTAGACGGTATAAAAGCCAATATTTCTATTGGTTACTCCGTTAAGAAAATGGAGCGAAGTGACAAGGACACTTATGTAGCCAAGTCATGGAAGCCCCTAGAAGCCTCGCTTGTAAGCATCCCCGCTGACCAATCTGACCGGGTCGGCGTCGGTCGTTCAAATGAAGCTTCTACCCAACCTTCAATCAAAACCAACTTTAAGGAGGACGTAATGTCTGAAGTTGATATTGCAGCGGTTGAGGCAGAAGCCAAGAAAACCGCACAACGTGATGCCGCTCAAATCATGGCATTGACCACTAAGCACAACCTAGCAGACCTCGGCCAGCAAGCAATTGTTGAAGGCCGTTCGTATGCAGAAGTTCAGGGTCTTGTACTTGATAAGATTGGCACTAAGCCCCTCGAGTCAACCGACATCGGTTTGACGCAGAAAGAAGTTAAGCGCTTCTCTTTGTTCAACGTAGTCAACGCTCTTGCTAACCCATCTGACCGTCGCGCTCGCGAAGCTGCTGCTTTTGAGTTCGAGGTATCAGAAGCAACTGCTAAGCGTTCTGGCAAAGACCCACAAGGTCTTATGGTTCCTTATCAGGTACTAAGCCAGCGTGACCTGAACTCAGCGGATGAGTCAGATCTGTTCTCAGATGACTTCCGTGGCGGTGAGTTCATCGACGTACTCCGCAACTCATCTTCAGTCATGCAAGCTGGCGCTCGTATGCTGACAGGTTTGAGCGCAGATGTAGCGATTCCTAAGAAGGCTACTTCAGCTTCTGCGGCATGGATTGCTACTGAAGGCAATGCGGCTTCTGAGTCAGAGATGACAACTACTTCTGTAAGCATGGTTCCACGTCAGCTTGCTGCGTTTACTGACATCACTCGTCAGCTTCGTCAGCAGAGCTCTCTTGATGCGGAAGCATTGGTACGTGATGACCTAGCACAGTCTTTGGCTCTTGCTGTTGACTTGGCTGCTCTGCAAGGTTCTGGCTCTTCCGGCCAGCCTACAGGCATCAAGAACACATCTGGAATCAACACTGTTGACTTCGGTACTTCACCTATCCTCGTACCTTCATACGCTAAGGTCGTAGACATGGAAACTGCGGTTGCGGAAGATAACGCACTCGTAGGTAACCTTGCTTACATCCTGCCAGCGGCAATGTACGGCGGCTTGAAGACAACTGAGAAAGCAACTGGCACTGCTCAGTTCGTTGTTGAGCCTGGCGGCACAATCAACGGTTACCGCGCAATCGTATCTAACCAGTGTACTGCTGGCGATATGTTCTTCGGTAACTTCTCTGATTTGCTCGTTGGAATGTGGGGTGCCGGCGTAGACATCACCGTTGACCCATTCAGCCTGTCAACTACAGGTTCTGTTCGCATCGTAGCGTTCCAGACTATCGACGTTGCTGTACGTAACGCTGTTAGCTTCTGTCTCGGTAACGACGACCAGTAAGTAGTATGACCCGCCCTACGGGGCGGGTTACCTTTTAGGAGGTTTTATGAAATACGAAGTAATTAGAGACTGCATAATCAAAGGTACACGTTACAAAGTTGGGGATGTCGTTTCTGACTTAACTGATCAGCTTGCGAAAGACTTAATGGCAATTGATCGCTTGGCGCCGCACCATGAAGAGCCCAAGAAGGAAAACCGCGCTGTCGCTCTGGAAGACTCTGAGGAGCAGCCTAAGCGTCGTGGTCGTCCACCTAAGGCAAAGCCTGAGGATGAATAATGGCTGTAGAGACGGATGTATTCCGCTCCACTATGCTGGCCGACTTTGGTCAGAAAATCACTTTTGCTCCTTTATTCGGTGCGTCAACGACGTTTACCGCGATCTTTGACGCGGATCATGTTTTTGAAGATGTCGGTGGAACGGTGACATTTTCTGTACAGCAGCCTAGATTAACCTGTCGTTCTTCTGATGTGAGTGAAATCACTGAGGGCGACAAGGTATCTATTACAGTGGATGGATCATTAAACGAATATCGAGTCGTAGCCATAATGCCTGACGGCACTGGCATTTCTGAATTGGCGCTTGAGAAACAATGAGTCACATCCGCACAGCTATTCGCGATAATGTAGTCACCGCATTAACGGGCCTGACGACTACAAAAGCGAACGTATATCCCACTCGTATCTATCCCTTGCGCGAAGATAAGCTCCCAGGATTGGCTGTTTATACGCTTTCTGAAGATACCGCTTATCAGAGTATTAATCCTCCGCGCACACAGAATAGGACGTTGCAGGTCGTCGTAGAGGCTTATGTAAAAGCCGTATCGGATTACGATGATACTATGGACAAGATTACCGCAGAGATAGAAGCAGCACTGTATACAGATCTCACGCGGGGAGGGCGCGCTCAAGATACACGAGTGTTGTCTTTTGAAGCAGACATCTCAGATCAAGGTGATCAACCTATGATTTTGGGGCGTGTAACAGTTGAAGTTCAATATGCAACGACTGAGGGTAGTCCTACCACATAGGCTAGGGTAAAATATTTTTCATTTATCTCGTTAGGGGAAAATCATGTCAACATTTATAGGTAAGGATGGCGCAGTCTTCGTCGGCACAAATGCTGTCGCAGAAGTACGTGACTTCAGCTTAGAGAGCTCATCTGAGATCGTCAATGACACTGTCATGGGTGATGACTTCATGACTAACAAAGCGACTCAAAAGTCATGGAGTGCAACCGTGAACTGTTATTACGACTCTAGTGATACAAACGGTCAGCTTGCGCTGGATGAAGGTACTACAGCTACGTTGAACCTATACCCAGAAGGCAATACAACTGGTAAGACCTATTACACTGGCTCAGTAATCATTACGTCTATCAGTCGTAGTCAATCGTTTGATGGTCTCGTTGAAATTACATTCAACGGCACGGGAACAGGCACGCTGACAGAAACAACTGCGTAACTTTTACGGATAGAGGTAGACGTAAATGTCAAAGTTAATTGATGTAGCGGTATCGCACTTTAGTAACAAGGAGATACGAGAGTTACATGTACCAGAGTGGGATGTAACTCTTTATTCTAAAAACTTGTCACTCGATGACAAAGGTAAATGGGTTCGTCGTGCTGATGGAGATACGACTGATTACATGGTCTATGCAGTCATATTCGGTTGTACAGATGATCAAGGCGAGCCAGTCTTTGACATTGGTGACAAGGTTAAGCTTCGCACTCATGTTGATCCAGAGGTGCTTTCGCGAGTTGCAAACTTCGTTCTGCAAATTGACGGTGAAACCGAAGAGGACCGCGAAAAAAACTCCTAAATGATCAAGGAGAACTTAGCGAGTTGTTTTATATGTATGAGCTCGCGGATCACCTTGGTCAGCCTCTTTCAACAATTCTGAGCATGACCGTCAGTGAGTTTAATCATTGGTTTACCTATTTTAAGATAAGGAACCAAAAGCTAAAGGAAAGCTCAGATGCAACAAGAACGCGTAGTAACGGTCCTCGAAGGCAAAGATAATACCAAGAAAGCCTTTGACTCCATGCAGCGCTCGATGCGGAATACTCAGCGTCAAAGCAAAGCGCTTAATCAACAGTTCCGCTTCATGCGCGGCGGCGCTGGTCAGTTCGGTCACCAGATCCAAGATATTGCTGTTCAGCTAAGTATGGGAACCAATGCAATGATCGTATTCGGTCAGCAGGGTTCTCAGATTGCGTCTCTCTTCGGCCCTCAGGGCGCTCTCTTAGGTGCTGTGCTGGCCGTTGGCGCCGGTATTGCAACCGCGTTCGTGAAGGACGTCAAAGAGGGCGAGAAGCAATTAGAAGAGCTTTCAGAGGCCATTAAGAGGACCGCTAAAGAAGCGGGTGTTCTTGCTGGTGCTGAACTGGCCTTCATGACTGACGAAGAGCTCGATTCTCTTGTTTCACTCAATAGCAAATTAAGAGAAAACCAAGAAGAGCGTGAGGAAGCGACGGAAAAACAAAAAGATGCTAAACGCATGCTTGAAGTTTTTAACGGAGCACAAGCAACTGGTATTGAGCTAATAAAAGCAAGAGCCACGTCTGAGCTCCAGCAAAGCAATATTTATGAAGATCAGACAGACAAGCTACTGCTGTTGAACGCACAGAATGTCGTTCTGAATCGTCAAATCAAAGAGCAAAGAAAAGTACTGTCCGCTTTGCAAGCCGGCGGTAATCCATATGGTGATATAGAGGAAGATACCAAGGCGGCCGACAAGAAAGCCAAAGAGTTTCTTGATACTTTAATAGCTCAAAATGAAGCATTCGGCCTTGATCCAATTGACGCATACATAGACGGCCTAGAGCGCCAATTAGATGCGCTAGAAAATATTAAGCCAAGTCAACACGAAGCCATAGAAGCAGAGATAGATAGAGCCCGTGCTTTACGAGAAACCAAGGCAGCAAGTGATGCGGCGGCAGATGCAGCAGACAGAGAGTTTCAAGCGTTCTTAGCACACGAAGAGCAGTTAGATCGCGATACAGAAGCTATGGAGCGCAATCGTATAGCGAAAGAGAAGCTTGCTGAAGAGCAGTTTTCTAAGAGCTTAGAGAATCTTCGTAAGTCTTTACTCACTGAAGAAGAAGCGCAGAAAGAGTCACTAGAACGACGTAGAGACATCATCACCAAGGCACTCGCAAAAGAGGGTGCTGACAAAGAGATGTTGATC